ACTCATTACAGACTCAGACGCTTTTCCCAGAGAAACAATGACAATGCCGTTCGTGTAACCGTTCTCTTCCGAGAATGCCACAATATTGTTGAATTCGTTCTCGGATACGCGGGTCTTAATGCTGAATACAATTAGAATGCCATCGTATGTGAACATGCGAGTCTGGTCCATGGGTGCACCAACATCCTCGTAGGTGCTATCCTTCGCACCACGATTCCGCAGGATTATTTTGAGTGTCTCGAGGGCTCTCTTCTCCATTCTTGTGTTAATCAAAGAATAGGAAACGCGATTCCGTTTTTTAACTACATAATGTAAATGTGGACTGCTCTTCTCGCAATCTTCCTCGCAGCAGCAGTCGTTATGGTTGTGATTAACCAAACTTCGGTAGTATCTCCTACGCGTGAAACTGTTATGGCAAAGATGGACGCAGAACCGGCATCGTCCTACGCCCAAACGACGAATCACTACCCAATGACACCCGTGGATATGGGTCCTATTGCAGGCTTTGAGACGCCGTTCCGCGTGAATATGTATAAGTCGCATATGACGTGAATTTAAATGGTCGTAGACCACTTAGTATAAATGCGGTTTCACGTGTTGCCGCCACCGCACACAATTACACGGAAGGACTATTCAGCATGTCCGTTCACTCAGAACGTACTGAATTGGTGTAAGATGATGTATGCGCGTGGACATACTATATACCACTACGGGCATGTTGATTCCATAGTCGATTGTACGGAGAACATCCCCGTGATAGACGACAAGGTCTTTGAAATTGCTTATCCTGGACGAGACTGGAAGAAGAACGTGTTCACTCATGATGGAAACGATTACGCCCACAAGACGTACAATGAACGGACGATTCCAGAGATAGGAAAGCGAAAGAACAAGGGTGATTTCATTATTGCGTTCTGGGGGTGGCCGCAAAAAGCAATTTCAGATGCCCACAATGACGTCGTCACGGTTGAACCCGCGATTGGAACTCATAATAAACCATTTACAAACCATGCCATTTTTGCATCGTATGCGACAATGCATTACATATACGGAAAGCACGATGTTCCGCCTAGGTGGTATGACGCAGTGATCCCCCACTATTTTGACACGAATGACTTTACTTTTAACAATACGCCTCGCGACTATTTTCTGTATATGGGAAGAGTCATTGGAGACAAAGGAGTCTCTATCGCAATCGATATGACAAAGCGCATGGGAGTCAAGTTGCTCGTTGTTGGACAAGGAGACATGAAGTTTGTAACAAACGGTGTTCACGATCATGTCACCCATATTCACGCGGTTGGACCTAAAGAGCGATGCGAGATCATGAGAAACGCGAAAGCATTAATTGCTCCTACCTACTATGCTGAGCCATTTGGAATGGTTGTAGTGGAAGCCATGATGTGTGGAACTCCAGTCCTTACATCTGATTGGGGAGCATTCGCAGAGACGAATCTGCATGGAATCACTGGGTATAGGTGCAGAAATGTCGAGCAGTTCGTATGGGCAGGACGGAATATCCACAACATTCGTCGACAGGCGTGTAGAGATTGGGCCGTGAACAATTATTCGCTCGAGCGAGTAGCACCGATGTATCAGGAGTACTTTGAGGGCTTAGAGAAAGTGTTTAACGGTGCCGGAGGGTTCTTTTGTGAGAATGATACTCGTAAGGACCTGAACTGGTTGAATCGGAAGTATCCGACTAGCAGTTAAATGCTGCGGTATACAATAGAACAATGCCTGGTGGGTTGCTACAATTAGTCGGAAAAGGAGCTCAGGACCAACTTGTTACAGGCAATCCATCGTTCACTCACTTTCGGTCTGTTTATAAGCGCCACACCGAGTTCGCAATGGAGCATTTCCGGTTGCCTTTCAAGACCACAGTCTTGACATATCCGACTTCAGGAACATTGCGTCTTCGCACGAAAGTGGAGCGGTATGCGCAACTTGTTCAAGACTGTTATTTGAGCGTAGACTTTCCAGACATTTATTCTCCAGTGGCGACTGTAACTCCGCCAGCAGGTTCTCCTATTAATCCTAGTTCAAAAGCAATCGGTTATGAGTTTCGATGGGTATCAAATTTGGGGTATAATATGATTCATCACGTGTCTCTTCTCATCAACGGTCAGGAGATTGTTCGTCATACGGGGGAATGGATGAAAGTATACGCAAACATGACATTTGATGCAAACAAGAAGGCAATCCTAGATCGCATGATTGGAAACACGCCAGACATGTACGACCCGGGGAATGCTGATGATCGCATAAACCAGTACCCACATGCGATCGCTGCTTCCGAGCTGTTACCCCCCGAGCCATCCATTCGTGGTAGGACTCTTTTGGTACCACTACATTTCTGGTTTTGTGAAACAGCAGGTAAAGCACTTCCACTTGTGGCTCTCCAGACTTCAGAGGTTGAAATCATTGTTGAACTTCGCAATGCGTATGAACTGTTTACGGTCAACGATGTTCGGCCTGTAAAAACAACATTCGGAACTAGAATTGCCCCGGATACGTCTGATTCTCGGTTCGTGATGAATCGTTTCCTTTCTCCTCCCACATATACACTTGGAATCTCGACTCCCGGTATCACGTCTTGGAATTTCCGTCCATTCATCGAGGCAAACTATATTTTTGTTGGCGATAGTGAGATGGCATATCTTGCCCGTACAGAACATTCTTTCGTCATCTCCCAAGTCGATATGGTTCAGGCAGAAGGACAATATGGCGGTTCGAATGATCTTGAACTTACAATGAAAAATTTGGTTACGAGGATTGTTTGGTTGGCGCAACGTAGCGACAGGATTCTTCAGAACGACCCTGACAACTACACGAACTGGGAAGACGCAAACCGCTCCCCGATATCTCCTGGTTCTCTAGGATGGTACTCAACCGGTCTTGCTCAAAGCGCAAATATATCACAACGAGACATTCTCCTCGAGTCAACTATAGTCTTGGACGGTAAGGAACGATTTGCTCCCAAACAAACTCTCTTCTTTTCAGGTCTTGAACTCTACCGCCATCAAACAGGAAATCCTCTTCCCGGAGTCTATGAATATTCGTTTGCGCTGGACAATGATGCCGTTCAACCATCCGGACATATCAATGGTTCCATGTTCAACAAGACTCTTCTTCGCAACACGTTCGTCCTGCCTCCTTACACGGATGGAGTCGCGGATGGGTCTGCGATCACGCAAGTCTGCGTCCTGAAATCTACAGCATCGTCTCCGAACCCAGTCGTGATTCCAGATGTAACAATTAAGGACCCAACTGGAAAACTCATTTATGGCCCTGAAGATATTGTTTCTATAATCCGTAAGAGCGCGGACGGTGCTACGTACAAGTACACGTATACCGTCAAGGCATACGTCGAGTCCTATAACTTTTTGAGAATTCTCGGTGGGCTCGGAAATGTTGTGTTCTCTTCATAAGGAGAATGTCTGGACTTGAAATATTAGAGGCTCATTACGGAGATACTACCACGGATGGCAATATGGTAGACGTTCTCGATAAGATAACGGCAAAGGTATGGGCCGATAAGAGTGGGATTAGTGTACAAGTGAGTCCCTCGAGTATTGGAGTCCCGGATCCTGCTCCAAGCAAAACAAAGACTCTGGTTGTTCGCTATATGATAAACGGTGGCGGCGAAACAACTGTATCAACTTTAGATTCTGCAACATTCTCAGTCCAAGTTCCAGGCACCACTCCAAAGTCAGGTCTTGGACAGGCGGCTTCTGTATACGGCACCCTATGGACGAGTGTTTATGGCGCCGGATGCGTATTTGTGCTTGTCATGACCACCGCTTTCGCCTTCCAACTCGGATGGAATGGATACGCCAGTTGGATACTTTTAGTCATTGTCGCATTAATGTTGCCCTATATCGGGATTATCGGGATTGTCCTAGTTGTCATCATCCACACAGCTATCAACGGAGAGTTCGTAGCATTCAAGCCAGTCTCGTTTGCAAGCAGAGCTACGTCCTTCGCGAGGCAAGGTTTGGGTGCTATGGCCAATATCGGAAGGAGGGCACGTGTCGCACTGATGAGTACGCCAAAGTAAAAAATGCTCTTTTCTTTGTGTTTTAATTTTTGTATTTTTAGGTTATTGTTTAGACGGTCATGGTTGCGAACTTCCCGATACCGAGGAAGCCCTCAAACACGTCGACGCCATCAATCTCGCGGTAGACGCGGCGAGTCTTGTCTCCCACCGCATAGGTCATGCCGTCCATCTTTGTCTCGGTCACATCCTCGTCCTCGTCTGCCTTCGGACCCTTGATGAATGTCTTGGTGTCGGGGTTCCAGTAGACGCCCGGACCATAAGCCTCGACCAGGCGTGCCTTGAGGACTGCGAGCTGGTCCACGGTTGCATCTGGGATCTCATCGGCATCCGGCGCATCCTTGGGAACACCGCCGCCAGCAATGGTCGCCACGTAGGTCCGCATGTGGTCCGTGAGGGACTTCTCGTCAAAGTCCTCCTTGATCAGCTCGTTGATGTACTTGGCGAACTCTGCAGAGTGCTCCTTGGTCATCGCCGTCTTTGTCTCGTCGAAGACGTTGGTCAGCTGCTTGACCAGAGCCGGAGACATGCGCTTGATACGCTTCTCCACGGGCTCTGCCTTGGCCTTCTTTGCCTTCGGCGCAGGCGCAGGCGCAGGCTCGGGGGCAGGGGCAGGCTCGGTCTCGGCGGGAGGCTCAGCAGCCTTAGGCGCACGCTTCTTCTTGGTGCCGACGCTCGCGGCAATCTCGTCCGCACGGGCCTTCTGCTCCTCAAGCTTCTTCTCCAGCTCGGCGAGCTTGGCGGGGAGGTCAGAGCCCTTGCGGGGCTTGCCAGCAGCAATCTTGGTCTTCATCTCCTCGATCTTTGCCTTCGTCGCGTCGTGCGCAACCATAGCCTTGTGGTAGGCAGGCGTGTCGCGGGCGTTCGCAGTCATCACGATGCGCGCAGCCTCATCTGCGTCAAAGTTGAAGTGAGCAGCAAGGGTATCCACAACAAACTGAACGGTCTTAGAGTCCATTTCGGGTTGGTGTGTGTTTGGGTATGCTGTTTGGTGCTTGAAATTTTGAAATCCATTTTCGATGGTGCCTAAAACGTGGGGGTACCTACGAACATCTCCTGAATAGCTGCGACGTCGACTGTTCCAACGACTTCTTGAACTGTTTCGGCGGTGGCCGCGAAGACAACTCCTGCAGATAAGAGACCTCCGAAGACAGACAGCTTGAGTGCGTCTTCCCACACGATCGGCTCCTGCTTGGAACGGCGTTCGAGGGCATATAGAATGAACGCGACGAGAGAGACGGCAATTGATGCAATTACAATCATCATTTACTCGCATTACAAGTGAAAACTTACAGATTTAGAACGAGTGAGGACTCGACTCTGGACTCAATATCCTTCATAGGATCCTCCGGCTCCTTCGAGGCTTCAGGGGGAGCTTCTTCCTCTTCCTCATCCAGATTATCAAACTCAATACTTGCTGCCTCATCGGTGATATTCAAAGGAACAGGACCGTCGGCGACACTCTCATCGTCATCGCTCTCTTCATCAAAGGTTACGAGAGCAGGGGCAGGAGGGTGCTCGGCTTCGTGCGTCTGAGCATCGGAGAACTGCTTGGCAATGGACTCCCAAGGCAAGAAGGAACGAATCACGTGCTCGAACTGTTCGGTAATAAGATGCTCAATGTCTTGACGATTGCGAGCTTGCTGCTCCGACGAGACTCCAGTCGTCTTGAAGAGATATGCGACCTGCCATAACTTGCGAGCAGACTGGGTATACATAACATGAATGAACTTGGCCATCGTAGGACGATCAAAATCAATGTTGATATGAGACGCATTGCCACGGTACTGGATAGAGGCGAAGGACTTCATGTAGGCAATGAATACGCCCATAAGAAGGTCATCTAAATACGTGCACTTGGT